GTTGCATCCTCAATGGAAGCTTTAGTTACAAATGATGATTCTGAGCTCACCTTCAATGAAGTAAATGTTGATTTGAGAATGTTTGCAGATGACATAACCCAGCTCATGAAAGTAGTTCTATCATCTGGAGGTCAAATATTAAATACCTTTAAAACTATAGTATCAACAATATATTGTGAATTCCATAGCAGATTTGCTACAACAGACGGCCTGATATGTCCAGAAAATAAAGCTCTGTTTTCTGCTTTACAAATTGCATCAGGAGAATCAATAGTGAAAGACTCTAGGCAACCTATAGAACAAGCATTATCTGCTTTAAGAGAAGGTGCTTCATTGTATTCAGCTCATGCTCTGGCCACTCTCTTGACTATTAAGTTTGCTGATCAGTATAATAGATGGTCTGTTTATAATAAGATAGGGAGCCAACTATCAGGCTTAGGAGGACCACTACCTATAAACCTATTAGGGGAATTTATGCTTCCTAATTATGCTGACATGACATTACTAGGGAAGCTCAAAATATCTTTATCTACCCAGTCAAAATATATGGTTGCATCTCTGATAGCTGAGGAGGAAGATGGGCTCATGTCTCTTCGGGAAGCAGGCTTAAGAATGACCACTAGATCTGTACATAGAAATGCAAGGGGGATGAAGGAAACCAAATGGGTTAGAGATGACATGTGGATACCTATAGCATCTGGTTGTTCTGTAGGATCACTTCACTCTCTTCTATCTTCAGGACTTCTATCTAAAACGTCTGAAGAATCATATGAGGATCTCATAGTTAGATTTTCTAGAAATCAGGTTTCAGCAAGTCAAGAAAACATGTTGGCAACTGACAATAGCATTGCAAAGCATGTGTTGCTCAAGTCCAAGATATCTTACAATGATTTGATTATGCCACAAGATAAAATTATTAATGCAATAGAGAAAATATCTTCATCTTTGAAATCAACAGAGTTAATTGATACTATGGTTGCAGGCATGTACAATCTGGTAGCTGTTACAAAAACCCTAAACAATTTTCTCCCTCCTATAAGCACATCTGTTAAGGAAAGCATGAAAACTTCAAATTTCTCTGTTGTTCATCCAACTTATGTGAAAGCCAAAGTAAGGAAAACAAAAGAGATGGATCTAGAATCTGTTATCATGAACCACGGATCAGAAACACTTAAAGCCTTGTTCACTGATGAAAGCAAAGGCATATATTCAACATCACCTATTTTTCCCGACTTAGTTTCAGAATACAGATCAGCCATGGCAATGTCTTCTGTGTCCAACAAGCTTATTCATCATAGGAAAGGGAATATGCTTATCATAGCTGATAAGGGTAGGAAACTAAATGTTGAAGATGCAGTGATAGCTATAGCAAGGCATACTATAAGAGGAGCAGTAAGTAGAACAAACTTTGATCAGGTATTAATGGAATCTGCTCAAGTAACTTATTTACCCACCGGATTTTATGGATCAGGAGAAACTCATA